ATTATCCGGGCTGCGAAATGCAGATCGTCGAGAAGGTTAACGAAATTTACTCCCCAAAACTTGAGATCGAAGTAAAAAACTGACGGCGCGGGTAGCGGCCATTCGCACGAATGCCCTGGAGCAATACCTTGCCTTGCGCCGCTATTACCTCCCGCACGAAGACGACGACGAAGAAAGCATCGCCCGCGCCCTTTGGCTGGATGAATATTTCGCCCAGACCCGCGCCAGTAAGACGGCGGAAGGGATAGCCATCGCATTTAACGGAAACTGATATGAGCCACCTGGATTTTACCCTGAGCCTGATCGATAAGCTGACGCGGCCATTAAAGACGGCCCAGTCTTCGCTGTCCGGCTTTGCTGAAAAATCGCAGGCGTATTTTACAAAAATCGGGATCGGTGCGGCGGCTGTCTGGGGCGTGGCGCAGTCCATCGCGGGCGTGGTGGGTCCGGCATATGAGATGAACGCCGCACTTGCAGAAGTGGGTTCCAAAGGCGTGGCAGAGGACGCGCTGAAGCGTCTGTCCGGCGAAGCCATGCGATTCAGTATGCGCTACGGCAAAGGGGCCGTTGATGTGGTCCGGTCTAGCTACGCTATGAAAGGCGCAATGGCGGGCCTGTCCGATCTGGACCTGCCCCGCGTTACCATCGCGGCCAATACCTTGGCCGCAGGCGTCAAGGCCAGCGGCGAAGAGGCAGGCGAATACATCGGCGCGATGGCGTCACGTTTCAACGCGGAATTGTCCAGTCTGGGGCATGTGCGTTTTGCCGAAGAGCTGGCAGGAAAAACGGCGTACATGGTGCAAAACTTCGGCGTGAAAATGCAGACCATGCAGGAGCTTATCGAGGGGACGAAAAGCGCCGGTGCTGACTTTGGCGTCAGCCTGGATGAACAGTTCGCCGTACTGGGTACGCTTTCGCGCACGCTGGGTACTGAGGCCAGCGGGATCTACGAGCAGTTTTTACGCAGCGCCCCGGCTGCCGCTGAAAAGCTGGGGATGAGCTTTGTCGATGCCACCGGCAAAATGCTGCCGATGGGTGACATTCTGCAAAAACTCCAGAGCAAATACGGGCAGAGCATTGAAGGGAACGTCAAGGCACAACAGGCGCTGGACGCCGCGTTCGGTGGCGGTGCTGACGTTATCAAAAAGCTGTACGGCCAGCAGGATAAATTAAATCGCAGCATCACCGAGCTGGGCCGAAATGACGGGATGAAACGCGCCCAGGAAATGGCCGAACGAATGGCCGAGCCGTGGGAGCGTATCAAAGCGACATTCTTTGCCATTCGCGTTGCGATTGGTAACACGCTGATCCCTATCCTGTCACCGCTGATGAACCGTATTGCCGACGTGGGGACAAAATTTGCCCGCTGGCTGGATATGTTCCCGAATATTGCCCGCTGGCTGGGTTACATCACCCTGGGCGTGCTGTCCTTCGGGCTGGCCGGGGCGGCGGTCAATATCGTGATGGGGGTCTTTGGCTTCACCATGATGGGGCTGGCCGCAATCGCTAAAGTGTTGGGTGGCGCATGGAAACTCCTGTTATGGACGCTCAACCTGTTGCGTCCGTCCCTGCTGGCAACGCGCATTGGCCTGGCTGCATTGTGGATCCAGTCAAAATTGCTGGCGCTGTGGACGGGTGTCTGCCGCATCGCGCTTGCTGCATGGAATATCGCGTTAAAGGCCGGGGCCATTGCCATGCGGGTTTACGGTGCGGCGACCATGTTTGCCGGAGCGGCAATGCAATTCCTGATGAGTCCGATCACCCTGATTATTGCCGGGCTGGCGCTTCTGGCCGTGGGGGTCTGGTACGTCGTCACCCACTGGGAAGAACTGACCGCCGCGCTGATGGACACAAAAGCCTTTGAATGGGTAATGAATGTTGCCAGACAGGTGGGGCAGGTCTTTGCCGATGTCTGGGCTTCTATAACCGATGGTTTTACGTCGGCCTACGGCTGGATCGTGGAGAAGTTAAACAAACTGCCCGGAGTGAATATCGACGTAAAAGCTGATGTGCCTCAGTCAGCAATCGCCGCCAGTGCAGCTGCAGCACCGCCAAAAATAACAGGCGCACCTTTGCTGACAGGCGGTCAGATTAATGCAGACATCCCACGCGGCGGGCTGATGAGCCAGGTTAAATCCGACAGCAAGACCGCTGTTGATAACCGTAAAACATGGGGTGACACCTATATCACCGCCCCGAATGGAATTACCCCGGCCCAGTTGGCTGAATGGCAGGAGCTTAATGCAGGATGAGTACCGAACCGCTATACATCGACCTTATGATCACTGACGGCGATTTCACGCTGGACAGTGGCAACGAGCCGCGCCGCTGCGATAACCGCGATAGTATCACCCAGGACATTATTCACAGCATCCTGGAAAGCGGTATCACCACCCGTCTGATCGGTGAACGCAGCCCGACAATGCGCGGTGACGTCCTGACCCAGCTGTCTTTACTGGTGGAAAGCGACGAACGTCTGATCCCCGGCACCATAGTGATCACCGAAGAAACCCTTTCGAGGTTGTATATCACGGCGGAAACCTACGATTTCGGCCCTGTCAGTACAGAGGTTAACTATGACTGAGAAACCCGACGTTGATTTCGAAAAGGTACTGAATGACAGCGGGATGCCCGCGACAGAGGCCGAAATTACGGCGGCATTTAAAGCCACCGTGCAGGCGGAAGGGTTCGTCACAAACACGTCGAGAATGTCACCTTTCTGGCGGCTGATTTCGAAGATTGTCACCACGCCGGTGTTATGGCTGCGTGCGGCGCTGATCGATGTGGTTCTGCGCAATATGTTTGTTGCGACTGCCACCGGTCCCATGCTGCGCCTGCTGGCCTGGGCGGTTCATATCGAGCCCAAACCGGCCAGCGCTGCCGCTGGCGTGCTGCGATTCTTCAAGCTGAATGCGGCGGATGTGGTCGTCGTGCCTGCCGGAACACTGGTGCAAACAGAGCGCATTAACGGCGTGGTTTACGTGCTGGCCGTGAATGAAGACGTGACGCTGCCTGCCGGGGTTGAAAGCGGGCTGGTTCCCGTCACGGCGACCGGCACCGGCAGCGGCTATAACCTTGCGCCAGGCTATTACCGGATCTTACCTGTTGCGGTGGCCGGGATCGCCAGTGTGGTTAATGAGGACGAATGGCTGATTACGCCAGGGGCTAATGATGAAAGCGACGACGAGTTGCGCGATCGCACCCGCAACCAGTTTAATCTGGTGGGTAATTACCATTCTGACGCTGTCTACCGCAGCATGATTGCTAGTGTTCTGGGACTAAGCATTGATCGCATTTACTTTTTGCACGATGCCCCGCGTGGGCCGGGTACGGCAAATGCTTACCTGTTACTGGATAGCGGCGAAATATCACAGCCCTTTATTGATGCGGTTAACGACTATGTGAATACCCAGGGCCACCACGGACATGGTGACGATCTGCAGTGTTATGCCATGCCTGAAACCAGCCACCCCCTGGCGGTAACGGTCTACGTCAAAAGCGTGGAAAACATGGAAGCAGAAGACCTGAGCGCGTTAAAAACCGGTATTACCGACCTTATTCGTTGCGCGTTTCGCGAGAACGCCAATTACGACGTTAAAAAAACGCAGCCCTATTCGCGCTATTCCTTTTCGAATCTGGGCCGCGAGATCCACAAGGCTTTTCCGGTTGTCGATTCACTGCATTTTTCACTGACAGATATTGTCAGCGAACTGTCGGTCCCGCGCCTGTCAGGGTTAACGGTGGAGATTGAAAATGACTGAGTTTTCGAAGTTGCTGTCCCGTCTGAAATTGCCGTCGTGGCTGAACAAAGGCGACCCCGCCAGGTTGTTGCGTGGCAGCGTAAATTTCTGGTCGCAGGTGTACGGCTGGATCACCTGGCCGTTAAAGCAGTTTGACCCACTGGTCTGCCCCGAGCCGCTGTTGAACCTGATTGCCTGGGAACGCGACATCGTTCGGTTTAAGGGGGAGCCGCTCGACATTTTCCGCAAACGGGTGAGTTACGCATTTATCAATGCGCAGCAGGCCGGAGAGGTGGCGGGCTTTATAGCAATTTTTGAGCGACTGGGGATTGGTTACGTTGAATTACTGGAACGGCAGGACGGACTCGACTGGGACGTGATTGTCGTTCGTGTGACAAACAGCCAAATTGCGAAAAATGGCGATCTCCTGCTGGAAATTATCCGCAAATACGGGCGCACATGCCGTCGTTACCAGTTTGAAGTGATCACCACCCTGCCGCTGAATATCAATATTGGCTGGTATCAGGGGGAATATATTTGCTGGCCTGCCACCCTGGGCGATGTGAATAACCAGCCCGAAGCAACATATAGCGCAAGTTTGAATTAGAGGGAAAAGTATGTCACAGGCAGTTATTACAAAAGTATTTTCACAATGGAAAGCCCAGCAGGCAATTAATAACCAGCCCGTCACGCTGGATGAATTTATTTTCGCTTATATTCCGGGGCTGGATGTAGACAAGCCGATTGAGAATACAGAGACAACTCCAGCAGCCGATAAAATTGTTTATCGCCAGGCGGTTAATAAGGCCGGTGTTGTGAATGAAAACTCTGTCGTTTATTCCGTTACCCTGGGGGCGGATGTGGGCGATTTTGATTTCAACTGGATCGGTCTGGCAAATAAAGCCACCGGTACGCTTGCGATGATTATACACGCCCCAACCCAGCGAAAAATTAAAACTGCAACAGGTCAGCAGGGAAACGTTCTGGTTCGTTCCATGCTGATGGAATTCAACGGAGCCAAGGAGGCAACCGGAATTATCACCCCTGCAGAGACATGGCAGATTGATTTCACTGCCCGCCTTACGGCAATGGATGAGCGCCAGCGCCGCGAAAATATTGATCTGTATGGCGCAGCGGCATTTTTTGATTCGGGCTATCTGGTCGCAAAGTCCGGCAATCAGTTTTTTGTCACAAAGGGCGCCGGATACGTCGCCGGGTTGCGTTCTGAATTGCCTGCAGACCTGAACATCACTGCTTCTGCGAAGCCGACAAAGGTCTGGCTTGATGTCTGCTGGACCGGAACGCTAACGAGTGAATGGACAGTACAGAGTAAAATTACCGTTGCAACAGACCTGGCAGATTATGTGCATGGCGGCGTGCAGCATTATGTATTCGCGGTGGCCCATATTGATGTTAATGGCCTTATCACTGATTTAAGGCCAAAGGGAACCCTTGATGAGCAACAAAATGAGGGTGCTCTAAAACAACACGAAAAATCACGTAACCACCCAGACGGAACAACTTCCGAGAAAGGTTTTGTCAGGTTAAGTAGTGCGACGGACAGTGACAGCGAGCAGTTTGCCGCGACACCGAGAGCGGTAAAAAAAACCATGGAAAACGCCAACTCTCGTCTCTCCATAGCGGAAAACGGTGCTGATATTATTGATCCAGATGAATTTGTTAAAAACTTACGTTTATCCAGCAGTAGTGGCGCGAACAAGATTGGGAATGGAGACACGACAGTCGGGGAAATTCTCAAGCAAAAGGTTTATATCATTGCCGGTTCAGGACAGTCCAATTATGCTGGCGCGAATAGCGGTGGTCCTAACCCAGCCAGCGAAAAGGTTAAAGTCTGGGATGGCGTTACTAATGAGTGGGGGAGTAGCGACTTTACTAAAAAGCCGTTTTCTCGCTCAAATCCTCACGGAAACAATGGCAATAATAACATTGCACTTGCCTTTGCTCATCGCCTTGTTGATGAGTTTAAAGCTGAAAAAGTATATATCATTCATGATGCGCAAGGCGGGCGACCAATTGAAAACTGGATAAGTGATGGATTTAATTCAGAACGTTATGCTGCTATCAAAAACAAAGTTGAAGCTGCTTTTGCAACACCTGAAATTATTGAATCTGGAAAGACTGAAATTGATTTTTTTATTTTTGCACAGGGCGAAGCCAACGGACTGACTGATACTGTTAGTGATTATCGAACCAAATTCGGAGTGCTGGATAAGCAACTTCGCTCTGAAAGTTGGATGAACGACATAACTCCATTATTCATTATGGGAATGTCTGGTTTGCATACACGCTATCAGGTTTGGTTGGCGCAACTAGATTACTGTGAAAACGTTAATCGCAACTGTATTTATGTGAATTCGGCTGGCCTTAAAACACAATATGATATTGATGAAACTGGTGATTATACTCACTGGTTGGGAGCATCATTGTGGGAGCATGGTTATTACAGAATCTGGCAGGCTCTGCATGAGCGTGGGGCTACGCATCGGCAATATCTTCCGGCTTTTTATGGTCGTGGAGGAGGCCCATGGAATGGACAAGCTGACGCAATTGCTGCTTTCAGTTCTGTAGT